ACTGTTAGGTGCTTTTATTTCCCATGGTTGACCTTTTCTATATCCACTCTTTCTAACTCCTCCAATACCTTTAACCCCTTGATTAAGATAATCGTAATAATCAGCTAAATATAATGTAGCAACCATTCTAAAACCAAACATTTTAACAGGCATTTTTATAGACTTCTGTAAACTACCTTTATAGACTAACCCCTCTTTTTGGACTGATTGCTGTAAACAATAAACCATGTCAGCAGCAATGTTATTAAACACCTGACTCAATGTAGTAGGATTGTCTATTTTGACTTCCTCTAACTGGTCAGCATCAAAACCAAATATATCTAATTGGTCTGCCATTATCTATGTTTGTACTTTTGCCTCATTTCTCTGTGGACCTGTTGTTCCATTTTTTGTTTATCACTATAATAAGCTACTATATTTAGAGCTTTAGTTATATCCCAGTTTAGTATTTCATCCCATTTATCAATCCTACTATTAGTCAAATTGTCTAAGGTGTGCCACCATCCCCAGCGTTGACTAAATCCAGTTCCTCCCTTGCTTCCTTCGTCATCTTCTCGGCTTGTTCCATCAAACAAGTTTTTATAGCTTTTGTTAAGTCCTCCGAGTGAGTGTAAAAAAAAACACCTATTGGGTAAGCTATTGTCATTGGCATGTTATTTAGAAAGTTGTCTGCTGTCTTTCTAAGGATCTCACTATCCACGTCAATATGTTTCCAACCAAACAAAGTTTTTTTAACTGGTCTGCAAATAGTAGTTAGTATATGATGCAAGTTGTTAAATATAGCTTCCTCATTATCCTGAGCATTTTGGAGAATTTCCATGCTGTTAATATACTCTCCAAACAATAACTTCTTAGCATCTACTTTAAACTCATACCACTGACCACCAATCTTAAATCTTTTGTCTTTTAGTTTGTTAGGTAATTCAGTCTCTAAGAAACTCATTTTCTTTTTAATAGACTTAAATTGATCTAAACTAATATTCTTTATTACATCTCTTTTCTGTCCTGTTAAGACTGCTAGAATGTTGACTACTCTTTCTATAGGGTTTAGTTTAGAGTTTAATACTGGTCTTAGGTTGATGTAATTTCCTATTGTAACATCTTCCCACTTTGTAGGGATTGTAATTTCCATAATTCTATATATAACAAATTTTTAAATAATAACAAAACACTAAAATAAATATTTAAAGTAAAATACTAAACAACTAAACACCAACTAAAATACTAACTCACAATGGCTGAGAACACTATTTAAATCAATTCTAAGAAACTTAAATACTTTTTATATATGTTTATATACATTGACTAATTATAATGTCTTAAAACTAATATATTAAATTAGCTAGTTTATGAAATAGTATAAATCAATAATAAGATAAATATCTTATCTTATCTTATAGAACCCCATTTGCTCAGCATTTGCTTAGCATTTGCTCAGCATTTGCTAATTTTCTTCCTGTAAAATAAAAAGGGAGTGACGCTCTTTTGCCGACCACTCCCAATTTCCAAAACGTAATTTAATAAACATTGACTAATCTAACGTATTGAGTTAGTTATTTATAAATTATCATTCAAATATAATAAAAAAAGGGACTCCCCTAAAGAATCCCTTTAATAATAGAAACAAATAAAAGTGTCTTAGACGACCACTTAATAATTAATTGTAAAGATAGTAAAAATTATCTAATTGCATACCATCCTCTATTATTTTCTTTTAAGTGTATTAATGCCACGTATCTCAAAGCATCCATTAAATGGTCTTGTCCTATTGGTTTTTGAAGACTATTCCCATTCTTGTCAGTTGCCCATTTATACATCCTAAACTCTCTTCTAAGATTGCTACTATTAACAACATTGATTTTATAGCGTTTTAGAATGTCTATTCCGTTTAGAATACTGTCACGACCTTTTGTAGCTGGTTTAGCATTTAATCCTAGTCTATATATTTCCTCTATACTTTTAGGCTCTGCTGAGTCACATATAACCTCATCTCTGCCAACTATAGGAATTAAAGCCTCAGCTAAGTCCTGGTTAGTCAATTCTCTTTGGTAGAGTATTTCTTTTAAATATAGTTCGTCATCTCGTTTGTAAACAGCTACACATGCTGAGGGGTCTATACTATACCCAAAGTCTAAGCCATAAGCCACTAACTTACAGTCTGGCATACTATCAACATACTTGACATTTTCGTATATTAAACCACTTATATTTCCATATTCACCAAGTCCATATATTTTCCAGAACTCTTTGTCTGTTTGTTGTAGGTATTCTATTTCTTTTATTAGTGACTTAGGTAGAAACGCATTATTCTTGTAGTTACTTACTATTACCTCAACGTCTCCGACTTCCTTAGAACGCTTTATTTCTAGCTCCTGATTAATCCAGATCTGCTCATCGTCTGGGTTAAAGTCTAGGAATATCTTGTTTTCGGTTCTCATTAGTAATTGGAAGAACTCTTGTTTGTATTCTAACTCGTTAGCTTCGTTACAATATAATATATTTCTTTTAGCTCCTCTTAGCTTTTGTTCGTCATCTGCACCAATAAACTCGACTAACCTTTTGCCATATCTATACTGCTTCTTAGTCTTGTTATGATCTATTCCAGAATACCAACCTTCAGCCTTTAGAATGTCCTCAAAGTCTCTAATTACTGTTCCGTCTAGATTGGTCCTATATTTCCTTACTGTGGTCCAGACACCCTCATGACAATACTTACCATTCCCATAGTTGCCACTAATTAACCACAATGCACATAATTGGTTTAAAGACCAGGTTTTAGAACTTCTAGTCCCTCCTCTATTTATTACGATTTTAGACTGACTGTCATAGTTACGCTCAAATATTTCAGTCGCTTCCACGCTTTATGTTAATGTTTATATTATTGACTGTGGATTCTATCTCTTGTTTGTCTGGTGCATTTAGTCCAAACATCTTAGCTATAGAATCATAAGCACCTCTATAGTCAGAACCCTTAACCATTTCTTTAAGTAAATAGAATTTAGCTTTCTGCTCTTTTGTGAGATTTTCTTTTGCTGCTAGGTCCATTAGATACTCCCAAGATTTAATCATTTTAAAATAGCCCTCAGCTACTTCCTTGCGTGTTATTTGGAAGGCTTCTGCTTCTTGTTTCTGTAAGTCCTTGACCCTTACCGATATATTACCTTTTCTAAGAAGTTCACTAGCCTTAACTGCTATAACCTCATTAGACGTAGTTTCTGCAACATCATAAGCACGTCTATAAGCTTCTGACGCATTGCCAGTGTTGACATACTCTTCAGCGAATTTATTTTGTTTAGGTGTTAGTTTACTCATAGTCCACAATATCCAGAATCACACTCATTAAAATCATTGTCAAATAATTCTATTTGTCTAAAACTGTTTTTTATTTGTTGGTAGCTTGTTCCGTTTTTAAATGTTCTAACATTATATCCTGTTTCTTGTTCTGCATTTATAAACCAATTAAACTTATTAGGATGTTTATCACTCATGTGTTTTAACAAAACTTCACTTCTGTGAAAGCATCCGACACAGTTATTCATATATGCAAATCTTACTGGCTTGTCTTTCCAATACTCTTCTACATTATCTTTATAAATATTATCATTTATTAATGGAAATGCTGGTTTTTGCCATTCTATATCTGCCCACTTATTTTGAGTTTTTCTTTTACCTACAATAGTTTTAAAGGTTAAGTTTCCATTTTCATTAACTTTAGAAAGCATTGTTTTAGCTCTACTTTGTTCATTAGCCCTAAAACCTATTCGCATTTCTACAACTTCTTTAAAATTGTTTTGCCACCAATTAAATAAAGGTTGTAACTTCATTTCAGTTGTACAGAATCTTTGTGTAACATTAGGTAAGTATTTTTTATTACCTCTAATTATAACATCATCAAACGTCTTACCAGTCACCCAATGTATTTCTTGACCTATAAACTGCTCTAAATCTAAAATAGTGTTAATGATAACATCATCTTCTAAAGTGCCAATAAACTCTGTTCCTAATTTATCAGATACTAACTGCCTTACTTTTGCATCTGGATAGATACAGTTTTTGTCATCAGTTCTAACTAAACTAAATACATTGTAGTCAGCCTTGTAATTAGCTGCTATGTAAGCTGATGTTTTACCTCCTGATATGCTATTAACTGTTTTCATAGTTTCTCACTATTCTCTATAACTTGTTTTATAAAGTAGTCAGGTAGTCTCCTCCATTTTCTTTTAGCATCCATAAACCTAACAAAGTAATTTACAGCTTTACTACCAAACTTAGCTTTTTGCTCTTTTATTTCTTTAGGTGTTAGTTTCATTTAAACTCTACTAGATCCTCAATATTAACTTTAAATTGTTTATGGTTGCCCTCTTCTGTATGACTAACAATAGCTATTTTGCTACTTAATGATTTTATATATACTCTTTTGTTGTTATATGTTAATCTTCTTTTTAACATTTCTTTTTTAGTTTTCTCCAAAATCATCCATTCCATTGTCTTCGTGTATATATGCTAATTCTAAAATTCTATAATCTGCGTCAAAATCAAAAGTTGTAGAGGCTACTCCATTAATGTCAAAACACTGGTAAACTTCGCCATTCATTTCTGAGTAGAAATAAAGTCCCTCATCGTCTATATAATAACCATAGCTAAAATCACTTTTTAGTAGTTCTCTTTCGTTTGGCATTCTTTTTCTTTTTTACTTGTTTAACTTCCTTAGCTTCTTTTTCAGTAAGCCAATTAAATAAGATTTGCATTTGGGATTTTACGCAACTATTACACGCCCAGCTCACTTTCATGTCTGGATGTAATTCTTTTAATATTGGTTCTAAGTTGTTTCTTAAAAAAGATATATCTACAGAGCCTGGAAAGGCATTTGTTTTGTTATATAGTTTGATGGTTTCTTCTATTGTCATAGCAATCGTCTTTCAATTATACGTAAAATTAATGGAGTTATTAATATTATTGGGTTTAAAGTTATTAAAAAATAAATTAATGATAGCCAGAAGGTAAGGCAAAAACTACAATTAAAAGGCTTGTAGTCCCATTTATCAATCAAAGGTCTAGCATAGTCTACCCATGTAGTAGCTATGGTAATTATTACTAATATACTAACTATAGAATTCATTTAATGTCCATTTTTGTTTTATCTTATTTGCTAATTCTTTGAACTTATATTGTATTGTATTCCTGTGGATGTCGCTTTTCTCAGCTAAACAGTTACGATTACCACTACAAATCAATAATTGTTCCATCATTATTTTATCTAAACCATCTAAAGAGTTAATAAGGTCTTTTAGAACCTCATCTTTAAAACAACTATT